ATATTCTCATCTGAACTTTCTTCTACTTGAATTTTAGTATTACCATCAGCATCTGTAATTGAATCTGAACTGATTGTTGAGAAAGATAAAACACCTGAACCATTTGTAACTAAAACTTGATCCGCTGAACCATCTGAATTAGGCCATGAATGATTATCTAAAACTACTTTACCTGAACCATTTGGTGTCAATGTTATGTTCGCATTTGCTCCATCAGCAATCGCTATAGAACCTGAACTTGAACCACTATTAGTATTAAGAGTTAAATCTCCTGTACCACTTGTTGATACTGTTACATTTTCTCCACTTGAACCTAATGTAACTGTGTCTGTTTGTAGAGTTACATCTCCTGTTCCATGTGGAACAATGTCAATATTTCTATTAGATGTTGATACTATATCGTAAGTAACTACATCTAAATTACCACCTAATTGTGGAGAAGTATCTGCAGATAATTCTGTAAGAGCTGTTTCATTAAACTCCCAAATAGTTAAAATATCACCTGATGCTGCTCCTGAACCTAGAACTACTGCAGTTCCATTCGTAGCAGTATAGTCTGATGCATCTAATAATACACCATTGAGATATACTTGTATATTTCCTACTGTATATAATAAACTTTCTGAATTCGCGTCATTTCCAGAGAATGATGTTTGAGCATTTGATGCTGTGTATTTAAAATAATCAAAAGGATTTGTTCCTTCAAAAGATGTAACAAGAAGTATAGAACCTGAATCTGTTGCTGATCCTAATACTACAGAAGTTCCATTAGATGCAGTATAATCTGCGACATCTAATAAGACACCATTTAAAAATACTTGAATTTGTCCAGCTGTGTAAGATAATGTTTGACTGTCATCATCTGAACCTGTGAATGTAGTTGTACTACCTGAAGCTGTGAATTTGTATGTAGTATGTGCAAATGCTGATGATGTTGCTGCTTGTGTGCCTGTGAGTTCTACGATTGATGAAGTACCTGAAACGGTTTTCTTCATGTACATTTTTCCGTCGTAGGTATTGAGTGCTAACTCTCCTAATTCAAGATCACCTGTACCTGGTGCTGCTCCAGCTGAAGCGGAGCGTTTTAATTGGATATTTGTTGCCATTGTTCCTGCCTATTTAGACTATGTTCAATCACTTAACTCTATATAGAGTCTTTATATATGTTAATTAGAGTTATATAACTCTTTTCGTATAATACTATTTATAACAGTTAGTAAGTACCACCGTCAATAGTTGTAGTCCAAACGGGATCGCCGTTACTTGTTGCACAAGTAAGGATTTGAAATGATGTAGCAACATCGGCACCACCTGGAGCTGCTGTGACATCTAGTGCACTAGAACCATCTCCATAGACAATACCTTTATCAGTAAATGATGAAACTCCTGTTCCACCTTCTGCTACTGCTAAATCAGTTGTTAATGTTAGTGAACCGAACTTGGCCGCTGCATATCCTGCTAATGATAAATTACCTGTCGTTGATCCAGTAAATGTTCCTGTAGCTGCTATGAATGTGTCAGCTGATTCGTCCCAACCGATAAATACATTAGCATCATCTCCTCTTTCAAAGATATGACCTACATCTCCTGATGCTGAACCAGAAGAACCTGTTCCTAATTCAACTAATTTATCAGCTATAGTTGTATTTGTTGAAGATGTAGTTGTTGTAGAACCAGTAATTGTTAAGTCACCAGCAATAGTAACATGACCTGGGAAAGCTGCTGTTGAACTAGCTACTGTTGAATTTGGTGTAATTTGAAAATGTGATACTGCTGAACCTGATGCATCGTTAGTAAATGAAAGAACATTGGCAGTAGAATTACTGATTGTCCAGTCATCTCCATTATCATCACCTTCATCTGTTTGAAGAAGAATACTTGCTGCTTCACCTTCTGTTGCTGAAACAGATAATGTATCTGTATTAGCTACTACATTTCCTGTTCCATTAGGTGCTAATATAACATTTCCGTTTGAATCAGTAGATGATACTGTATTGCCATTAATGTTTATATTATCAATCTGTGCGTTAGTAATAGCACTGTTTGTTCCTAATGTAACTCCGTCAATCGCACCTGAATCTATATTAACATTAGTAGTTGCTTGTGAACCCATGTTCACAGCACCAGAGAATGTTGTTGCTCCCGCTACTGTTAATCCACCTGCTAATGCAAATGTTGAAGAAGCGACTGTTGCGTGTGGCGTGATAGTAACATGAGCAACTGCAGTACCGGCCGATGCAATATCGTTACCGATTGTTAATGTTCCACCTGTATTAGCTAATATTGTCCAATCATCAGATGCATCATCTGATTCATCTGCTTGTAATTGAATACCAGCTGTATTTGCTTCACCACCTGTTATTAATAATAGGGCTGCTTCATCTGCAGCTGCTGAAATCTGTAAAGTGTCTGTACTTGCTACGACATTACCTGTACCATTTGGTGCAATTGTAATATTACCATTAGAATCTGTAGAAGATAATGTATTAGCATCTAATCGTAGATTATCTACATTTAAAACAGTTAATGTACCAAGACTTGTAACATTGGCCTGTGCTGCTGTACTTAATGTACCAACAAATGCTGTTGAAGTTATACTTGTAGCACCTGTTACTACTCCAGCATCTACATTAATTGTACCATCTAAAACTATCGCTGAACCACCTGCTGGTGTAATGTTGACAGCACCTGAATTTGCTGTTATAGTATTACCATCAATACCAAGATTATCAACTGTTAATGCTGTTAAAGTTCCAAGACTTGTAATATTTGTTTGTGCTGCTGTACTTAATGTTCCTACAAACGCAGTAGAAGTAATACTTGTTGCTCCTGTAACTACACCCGCATCTATACTAATTGTTCCGTCTAGTAAAATTGCTGACCCAGATGCAGGTTCAAGATTGATTGCTGCTCCAGAGTCTAAAGTTAATGCTCCTGCTGAATCAATATCTACTGTACCATCAGCTGTGATTTGAATGTTAGCTGCAGCTGCAGCTGCATCTGTTGTTACAATACTTAATGTTCCGTTAGTTCCTGCTGTAAATACTGCTGTATCACTAGCAGAACCAGTCATTGTAACGACTTTACCATCTATTGCTACATCATCTACTGTTAAAGCTGTTAAAGTACCTAAACTTGTTACATTTCCTTGAGCTGCTGTTTGTAGTGTTCCAGTTAAGTCACCTGTTATATTTCCTACAAATGCTGTTGATGTAATACTAGTTGCACCTGTTACAACACCTGCATCTACACTAATTGTGCCATCTAATAAGATTGCTGACCCAGCTGCTGGCTCAAGATTAATTGCTCCACCTGAATCTAATGTTATTGTAGAACCAACTGCTTCGAAAGTTCCGTCTGCAGTAAGTGTCATGTTAGCAGCTGCTGCTGCTGTATCAACTGTTGTTATATCTAATGTTCCGTTAGTACCTACTGTTAATGTAGCTGTATCGCCACTAGAACCAGTCATAGTAACAACTTTTCCATTTATTGCTACATCATCTACTGTTAATGCTGTTAATGTACCTAAACTTGTTATATTTCCTTGGGCTGCAGTTATAACTGTTCCTGTAAGATCACCTGTTACATCTCCTGTCAAAGGACCTGCAAATGCATCAGAAGTAACTGTACCATCAAAGAACGCATCTTTAAATTCTAATGAAGATGTTCCTAAATCTATATCGTTGTCTGTTGTTGGTTTTAATACTCCATCAGCCAATATCATTTGACTAACGGCAGTATTACTTACTCCAACATAAAATGTTATAACATCATCATCATTTCCGGCCGAAGCTTCAGTTGTAATCTTTGTGTCTTGGTCAACATCAATAACTCCACCTAGTGATCCCCAAGCTGAACCATATCCTTCAAAAGTTGAAAGTGTTGAGTTGTATCTTATTTGTCCTGCTACCGGTGATCCTGCTCTTTGTGCTGTAGAACCTACTGGTACTTTAAATCCGTCTGTCTTATTAATGTCAACTATACCTGTGCCGTTAGGTGTAAGTGTTAAGTTTCCATTTGAGTTTGTTGTAGATACATCATTTCCATTGATTGTTACATTGTCAACATTAAGAACATCAATCTTTGAACTTCCGTCTGTTAATATGGCACTGTTTGCTGTTAATGTTCCTTTTGTATGGTCTAGTAAATCTGTATAGTATTTACCACCAATGAGGTGAATATCTGCAGCCGATGAACTATTGACTGCTTCTATGTATAACTTACCTGATGCTCCATCATTTGATGCATCGTAGGCATAAGCCATTTCTCCGATAACTAAATCACTCGTACTTGGTGCTGTAGTTCCGGAATTTCTTTTAATCTGAATTACTGTTGACATTTATTTTTTCCTATCCGTAATAACCACCATCTATACCAGATGAAGCTTCATATTTAGATGTTGACGGATCATATACTAAACAATCTCCCGCACTTGGAGTTACAGTTGTGGTATCTACATTTTTAAGGTCATTCAACTCAAAGTTTTCACCAGCAACTTGTCCTATAGCTATCTGTTTAACTTTACTTGTTGTAACTGGATTTACTTTTACTGTTATATTTGCCATTATGATCTACTTACACTTGGTGTTACTGTTGCATGTCCTTCTAAAATTCTTGTTTTATCTCCTGAAGAATCTGTTAATAAAATATCATAAACATATCTTCCACTAGCTAAAGCTGCGGTCTGTACATCTGTTAAAGTTACAGTTACTTGACCTGTTGCTGCTACTAAAGCTAAAGTAAATGTTGCAGCTATCGTACCAGACCCATAAGTTTTTCTCATTTGACCTATACCAGTATAACCTGTTAAGTTCAAAACATCACTATTTGAATCTGTCAAACTCAAGGTTGTAGAAAAATCTGCTCCTTGATCAATATAAAAATTAGATACTGCTGCCATTCTCTTTAATACTATTTATGAATTAGAAGATTTTAACTCATCTAATTCTGTTTTTAGCTCCTTAATTGATTCTATTAGTAATGGTACAATTTTGTCGTATTTAACTCCTAATGTATTATCATTTCTTCTAGCTACTACTTCTGGTAATACTTTTTCAATTTCTTGAGCCATTACACCAACATCTTGTTTTCTAATATAATTATCTTCTCCACCAAATTTATCAAGATATTTCTTGCTCCAATCAAAAGTATAACCACCTATTTGTGTTATTTTCTCTAATGCGTTCGGTATTTGTATAACATTTTCTTTTAATGCCATATCAGAAGAATAATATGCTATGATATCTCCAGCACATCTAATTGTATCAACTGGACAATTAGTTGAATTGGCCGTTGTTGTAGCATCAGTTACATGCAATCCGTCTATTACAACATGAGCTGAATTATAACTTGAACCTGTACTGAATGTACCTGTTGGTCCTGTAGGTCCCGTAGGTCCCGTAGGTCCTGTACTTCCTGTACTTCCTGTAGGTCCTGGTGGTCCTGCACTGCCATTACTTCCTGAAGGCCCTGTTGGTCCTGCTGGCCCCGTAGGTCCTGTTGGTCCAGTTGGTCCTGTTCCACCATCTGATCCATCATCACCTGCTGGTCCTGTTGGGCCTGTAGGTCCAGTTGGTCCTGCACTACCAGTATTTCCTGTTGGTCCTGCCGGTCCAGTTGGTCCTGTACTACCATTATTTCCTGCTGGTCCTGTTGGTCCAGTTGGTCCTGTACTTCCTGTCGGTCCTGCTAAAGCTGCATTAGTTATTGTTGCTAATCTCATTGCAGATGCTGTTACATCATAAACTGCTATCTTATCAGCACCTTGTATGCTTGTTTCAGCAGTCATACCACTATTAAAGTCTAAATTAATAGTTGTTGAACTACTTGATAAACCTATACCTGCTGTGTCTATAGCTCCTGTTGCTACTAAATCTATTGTTCCGTCTGAATCTTGATATGTTGCTGTAATATTTGTTTCAGTATTACCAGAGAACATGGCTCCAACTGTATCTTCAATAACTTCTGTTAAATCAATATTACCTGTTCCGTCAAATGCTACTCCATGAATATTTCTAGCTGACGCTAATGCTGTTGTTGTTGAAGAATTTCCTGTTAATGCTCCGACAAATACTGTTGAAGTTAATGTTCCTGAACTTGGATTGTATGTTAAACCTGTGTCTGATTCTACACCTTGAGCTCCTGTGGCTCCGTCTACAAAGACAGGATATACTGTTTCATTTGCTGAATTGTTTGCTACTACATTTACATCTGTCGCTGTTGCTGGAGATGCCCATGTTAAAACACCACTTCCGTCTGTTGATAATAATTGACCACTTGTACCATCATCTGCTGGTAATGTTAATGTAACATTTGATGATACTGTTGCGGGTGCTTGGATAGCTATATAATGTGAACTATCATTGTCTTGAAATCTTAAATCGTTTTGTGCATTAAGGTAAATACTTCCATTAGCGTATGTATTACCTTGAAGTTGAATTGAATCTGCTACACCTAAAGTTGTTGTGATTGTTGAATCTGCATTTATTACAACACCACCTATATTCTGATTATAAATTGTTGAACCAGCTAAAATCCATTGATTTGATGTTGCAGAACTAGCGGCACCTACATTTTCATATGAACCTGTGAATACACTCATACGAATAACATCTCCGTTATTAGCACTTGATGCTAATGTAACTGATGTTCCATTTACTGCAGTGTAGTCTGTACCTGATCTAAGCAATAATCCATTTTTAAATACTAATAACTTACCAGTTGAATATGCGAAAGTATTCCCAGCATTATCTGCTCCAGAGAATACTGTATTTGATGTAGCTCCATCACTTCCATCAAATTCAAAGTCTTGGAAATAGAAATATTGATCCATAATGTAGTTAATTGCGTTTACTACACTTGATTTATCTGCAGTAGTTAGACTACCTAATCCACCAACATCAGTTGCTAGATCATTATAATTCTGTCTCCAGTTCTCAAAAGTTGAGCTTGTATCTACTGTTCTTGCCATTTCATTTTCTCGTTAATCTGTAATAATGAATCTTTAATTTCGTTAATTTCATCTTTAAGAGTATTTATTTCACTCTTTTGTGTATCTCTTAATTGTTTAGCTCTTCTAGCTTGTAGAAATGCTGATTTATCGTTATTGATAATAGCTGAGTTTCTATCATCTCTTATTAAATCACTATGTCCTTCTATCTTACTCATTATGTACTCAAAGCTATTGCTCTAAAATTTTCTACTAATGGTGGATTAGCACTATCAATAGATTGTAAAACTAGTTTAATTGAGAAGGTATTAAAATCATCTAATCCTTCTATTTCATAGAGATGCTCTCTAAAATTTGTTGCATCTGGTTGAACTGCTTTCTTTATTGTTCCTAATGTCCAACCTAATTCATCAAACGGTGAACTTGTATCTGTTCCTGCTACTTTATAATAAACATCTATACTAGGATTAGCTGTAGCATTTGGAACTTTATATCCATCAAACATTATATGTATAGCGTTAGCTACATTCTCTAATTGAACTTTCTTGGTCATATAGATTGCTGCGTTGCTATCACCTTTTGATTCTGTTGATGATACATAAGTACCCGCTTCTATGTCTGTTGTTGAATCTATCTTATTAATTCTATTTTGTATCATCATTGATCCTAATGAATCAACATCCAATACAGGTGAAACATTGTTTGCTGTAGAACTTAATTGACAAAGTACTTCAAAACTTTTAGCACTACTCATTTCTTCTGATTCATTAATTCCTGATGCTACTAACTTTGGTGTAATCAACTGGTTATTATCATTTAATGTAATGGTTGTTGAACTAGAATCTTTTGCATAAGAATCTGTTGGACTAGCTAAATAAGTAGCTGCTGTTGCACTTGATGCTTTAAAGGTAGTTGTAATTGCTGTATTTGGTAATTCAATACTAGGTATTGCTGTATGTATTATATCAAAATATGCATTTTGTGTAGCTGTGACTGAATCTCCACCTCCAGATGTATTTTCTACCATCTGTGGAGATGCATCTGTTCCATAGTTAGGAGTTGTAGCTGTTCCATCTACTCTTGCAGGCCAAACGGTATCAGGTATAGTTATTAAATACTCATCTATATCTGACATAATCTTAGCACCAGATGTTGAACCTGATGCACTTGTTCCTGCACTATGAGTTCTATTAATATATTCAATAGGTATTCCACCTAAAGTTTCTTTAACTGCAGCTATAGTTACATTAACATCTACACTATCTTTTGTAAATTTAACAGTATCACTCACTGCATAGCCTTGACCTACATTTGTTATTTCAATAGCAGTTGATGCTGTTGTAGTTGTAGTAACTTTAGCCTTTAATCCTGTTCCAGAACTTGAAACATTAGTAGCTGCTATTTCTTGTTCATCTGCTGTTAAACCTGATAATCCTGTAATCGTATCGTCTGAAAATGAAAATACTGAACCTGTTCTATCTCCTACGACTCCAGCTATTGTAATATTAGATTTATTATGATCATAATTACCATGTGAATAATGTTTAACTCTAAAAGTTTTTGTTCCTGAAACTGATTCAATAGGATTATTTTGTAAAGAATCTGTAGGTAATGTTGAGTTCTCAAAGACTACAGATGCTGCTGTTCCTGTTGTGAAACTAGCTCTGTTGAGAGTCATTTTTAAATCTCTCATTTGATCTGGAGTCCATGTTGAGTTATTTTGTGATTTAAATAATGAACCTGCATATGGTTGTTGATCTATAAAATCATTTGTAGCAATATCTCTTTGTCCCATTTCTGATACCCAACAAGTATATTCATTAGAATTTGACATTACTACTATACAATATTCTCTTTTGTTTTCTAAAAATACTGGTGAAGGGAATGTGAATTTAGTCGCTACACTAGCATCAGCTGATGTGTTAATTGATGCAGGATATAAAACTTTTTCTCCAAAAGGTAATATCTTTTGTGTTGGAAAACCATTTTCCATGTGTCTTAATTGAATTGTTGCTGGAAGTGCTGTGTCTTTAGCTCCGAAATATACTTCTACAGAAGTTACAAATATACCACCTCTTGTATCTATAACGAATGATTGTGCTAATGGATCAACATATCTAACATCTTCTGATGATTCAACAGAACTAGTTTGTCTATCGTCAGAAATTTCAGTTTGGATAATCCTTCCGTTTCTTGTTGATACAACTTCTTCTTGTACAACACTAATTGTTCCCGAAGCTTCGTATTGACTGACTCCTTGTGATAGAGAATCAGCTGAATTAGTTGAACTATCTGTAATTTTTAATGTCTTTGTTCCTGTACCAAAATTTAATTCATCTGTATTTGGAATAGTAAATGTACCTGATACTTTACCTAAAGCATCTGATCTTAAACCTGTTCCTTTACTTGTTCCTCCAGCTATACCATAGGCAACTGCTGTAGGTGTCATGTGTGAATTAACATCTATACCATCAAAGAAGATATAATATCTTGTATTGGGTTTAAAATTTTCTCCAGTTACAGTAATGTCTCTACTTCTCATTGTTTGAGATATGTTTGTAGATACAATCCTGTCATTTCTTGATTCAGAAAATTCTTCAACCACAGAAGTTTCAACACCAGACCTGATTTCTCTTTGGTTTGTTGTAGTAGTTGTAACTGTGGTTACTTCAATAGTCATCTATTATTCCTCATTTTTAATCTCTATGGAGTTGGTCCTTCATCCCATTCAGTCCAAGTTCTGTTTCTTCTTCTACCGCGACCAGCTCGTATATCTCCTGGCCATCTTCCGGCTGGACCTCTAGCAACTCTACCTCGAGCCTGTGCACGACGCATTGCAGCGGTTCCTGGACCACCAATATGGGGTCCAATTCTTCTTCTTGATACTTCTGTTGTTATTATAGGTTCTCCTACCCAATCTGTTTGCCAATTATTCCATACTGTTCCTAGAGCATTTCCTACTCCTTGTAATACAGTATCATAATCTCCTTCTACTGTTCTTCTAACTGAAGGTAATCTTTCTGAATCAAACCACATATCTTTAGAAGGACTTAATGTTACTGTACCATTAAATAAAACTACATCATATGGATTAACATATTCTGTTGTTGAAGCTTTACCAATAGTTATATAAGGTGATTCTGTAAAAGGTAATGTAATTAAATCACCTGTTTTTGTATATCCAGATGAACTACTTGCGTTTAATGATATATCAACAAATTTAGTATTATGTTGTGGTCTTAATTGTCCTACAGTTCTATCAACTCCGATCTTATAATCTACATGATCAACATTTCCTACTTTATGTCCTCTAAAGTTATCAGTTACAAATCCTGATTTAAACCTATCTAATCCGTCCGCGTCTTTAATGTTTTCCATATTTGTCTGCATTTCTAATGCATTGAAACTTGTTACTCTTTCAAGATTTTTAACTCTACCTTGAATTCTACCAATATCTCTCATTGTGAATCGTTTATGATCTTCTGAATCTACTATAATATTTCTTAGATCTGCTGTATAAGGTGGAATTATTAATGTATGTAATAATATTGAATTAGTTGGAGTTGATGGTGGTGTTGGTTGATCAGCTGCTGTTCCAGTTGTTGTAATAAATCCACCATCTGAACTTAATGAAATCTTATCTATTCTTGGTAAATAATGAACCATAGCTGTTGTTGACAATGATGTTTCACTCTGTGGTAAATCCATTGTTACCGCTCTTGCACTTGTAAATTCTTCTGTAGCATATGCTAATGGGTAAGAAGTTATATCTGAAACATCAATTTGAGATGCAACATTAAATGCACTAGATACATCATGTAATGAATGAACATAAGACCTGAAATCAACTGCATCAGCTAATTCAATTTGTCCATCAGGTTCTGTTCCAAATGGATCAATTAAATTTGGAACATAAGTTGGAATTGCATTCCAAGTTATACCACTATATGAATTAGCAGTATGGAAACTTCCACCACCAGATGTAAAGTAATCAAATATAATTAATATGGTAGCTTGTGGTGATGGTGCACCGGCCTTTCTTTTAATTGAACCTAATGCATAATATCCATCTCTTTGTCCATCATCTAATACATAATTTCCTGTAATATCTTTTGAATCCAATGTTACTGCAGTACATTGTCTACTATTTGTAGCACTGTCTGTACTAACTTCATTCTTTACTACATCACTTGTTGTAAAGGGTGTGTCTGTTAAATAATAAAAATATATGTCATTACTTGATTTTTGAATAACTCTACCTACTGCACCTGAAACACTTCCAGTTATTTTATCACCTGGATTACAAGCACCCATTCCACTTGCTAAAGTTAGCATAGGTGGTAAGGCATCAGTTGTATCATTTGATTCAAATACTCCTCGTAGAGCATATACATCTGGAACACCTAATGTTATTATTTGATCTTTATAGTTTGTTCCATAAACTGCTGTATCAGCTGTTGTAACTTGAACGCCTCTTGATTTATTTAATGTTTTAGCTGCAGTATTATTAGCTACATCTTTAGTAGCTCCATATATAACTTTAAGTTGATCTGAATTTGAAAGTGGAGTTGAACTTGCTGCACTCATGGATATTGCACCACCAGAACCACCTGCAGCTGCTAAAACAGTTGCATGTTCTGTAATATCTATTACATCTCCTTCATCTCCGTCGCCACCTTCTCCATCTTCCATAATAGTAACCATATAATCATTAACATCTTCTGCTAATAATACTTCATCTGCAACTCCTGCTATTGAACCTGATCCACTACTTAATGTTACTGTAGCTTGTTTTCTAATTACCATTGAATTAGGTGTCATTGTTGATACATAATCTTTTGGTGTAGGTGCTATTGCTATTGTTTTTTCTGGTTCCATTAATCGAGCTCTTTGTCTGAGGTACTTTCCGTTCTCAGCGACACCATTTCCTGTCAGCTCTATTGATGTATCACTTGTAATTGATGATACAATTTTTTCTGTTCCTGAAGGAGCTATTATAACATCTCCCTCTTTTAATTCTTGACTAAATTTAGTATTAACACCTGTTTGTGTTGGATCGCCTGATGCTCCAATTACTGTTCCTGTTAATACATATTGACTGTCTGTTGTAACTACATCAGCTGTAAAGTTTGCTGAATTACTTGTTCTTGATGCTTGATAAAGACTTCTTACTCTATCTGATGAATAAACTTTGATTGCTGAAACAGCTTTACCACTACTTGTATCATTTTCTTTTCTAAGCGTGTCTGATGTAGAGAATGTTCCTTCTACATCCATTAACCAAGCTGTTGTACCTGATGCTCCGACATTTACTGCTACTGTTCCTTTAGCTCCTGAAACTGTTCCTTTAACTCTTTGTCCTGCTGTTAGTGCATATGATGTTGATGCTACCGTAAGTTTAGTGAACATACGAACATCAAACAAGTATATACGGTGCACTGACGCCGCTGTATGAACTCCTGAGCCTACTGTAGGACTAGTACAGTTAAAGTATCTTACTCTAGCTTTACCTATTAAATCTCCACTAGATGAATTATCAGCTTGATTAGCTTTAGCATCTGTATATAAATCAACTATTCCGAAAGGTGTTATAGCTGAATCACCTGTTCCAAATTCTGGTTGACCATAGATACTATCCACTGTATAATAATTTCCTATTTCAAAAGGAACAGCTAATGCTCCCGCATCTGTAGTAGTCCTTGCTTTTGAAATAGTAATTAAACTTTGAGAAGGTTTATCAACCTCAAACCCCTTGACATATGCTTTACCAGGTGAGATAATACTTACAAATTTTGTTGAATCACCAGGAGTTGTAGTATTAGATGAAAGAAATACTCCATTGTTATCTCTACTATTCCAATGTTCTCTTAATTCTAATTCAAATGGTTTAACAACATAGTTACCACTTTCATCAAAGGTTCTTCTAGCTAATGTCTTTTCTAATGTAGCATATGCTGTTACTTCAACTTGTTTTGTTATAATACCAGCTTCTACTCTTGACAACTCAATAAAGTTATCAATATCTTGTAGACCTGATGTGGCTTTCTTAACTAATGACAGTGCAATCTTTAATCTATTAGCACCAGGAGCATTTTCGTTAGTTGTTCCTGAAGCATTATCTAATAAACTGTCATCATCTGTTGATGATATTAAACTTTCAGATATTAGTAAACCTATTCTGTATGTAGGTGTATTTGAATACTTATCTAATAGAATTGTTTGTTCATCACATCTTACAAAGAAACCTCTAGTGTAGAATACACCAGATCGAACTGTGGCAGCTGAACCTATAAAGGTCGCATCTGTTTCTATTGTTTTGAATTCGTTATTTGAATTTCCAGAATTATCGTAAACACCATCTGCATCTAAAGATACTTCTTCTATTTCTTCATTATCTGTAAATGTATCGTAATAAGTTGTTCCAGAAGGATTACCAGATTTAACATAAGTGAAAAATAAAGTTAATGGATCTCCGTCAGAGGTTTTGGCTGTAGAATTAATACATTTTCCTACTGTTCCAGATGTTTTTCCTTGATAATATTTTCCAACTGCAGCTTCTCTGAATGTTTCAGCTGTTGCAGTTCCACTACTATTAGGATTTGCGTCATTAACTTTAACAGAATAATATTCTTTATTAACTGTTATGGTTCCGCCCATAACAAGAGAACCTTCTTGAAAGATATGATTACCAAATCTCTCAACCTGGTTCTGTAATATACTCTGTAGTTGAGTTAATTCTCTTGCTTGTATCGCGTTCGCTGGACGAAATAGGATTCTATGAAAGCTCTTAGATTCGCTATAATCATCATAATAAGGCGATACATTTAAATCTGTATTCTGCGCCATTTAATTCCCTTACATTTCGACTATAAGTTTAATATCTTCAATCTGGTCGGACGCTCTTGAAACAGCTGTCCTGTTTTCCAAATAGATTATATCTCCTGAATGTTTTGCTACTTCTTCATTAGCTAACGCACTGATTGTTCCGTGATTAGTACTAGTACTTGAATAAACAGTATCACTAGTTGAGAATGTTGCAAAGTTATTCGCTTCATTAGGATATGGTAAATAAGATATTATTCTATTTGTTGAATCAACTGATACAACAACTCCTACTGCTGAAGTTTTCAGTTCTGTAGATGCGTTTCTAATAACAGTATCTACTGTTGGAGCTGAAAATCCAGAAGAAGCAAAAGTCATTGTCTTATATCCTGTTCTTGTTGTAGCAGAACATAAAGTATTTCCACCATAGTCGGTTGGATTTAATACTACACCGATTTGTCTAAAATCGTTATCGGTTGGAAAATCACCAGATCCTTCACCATACTCTAATCTTGAATTAAGAATTACATAGTTACCACCTAGTTCTTCAACTGGGTCTGCACCATGTCCACCTTTAGGTGGAATAACAAATTCTAAATTCGCAGAAGCGTTTGTTCCATCTGCTGGTTGATTAGCATTGTCATATCCTGGAATATCTTCATTTGCTAGATAAGCATATGTATATCCAGAACCTGCTGTCGTTACAGACACTGCACTGACTACTCCAGAACCATTAGTTGTTACTGAAGCTACACCACTTGAACCATCTCCATAAATTGGTATAGAGTTTGTAGTTGTTGATGCTGTATATCCAGAACCACCTGCTACTATTCGAACTCTACCTAGAGCTCCATCTACTGCTCCGTTCTCAACATCCCATTGAGCTGAGCCATCATCTGAAGCTGCGTCTCCTAATCTACCGTCTTGTGAACCTGTATCAACTCCACCAGCTACTGCTAATTGAGCACCTAGTGTTTTTACAGGTATAAAATCGTTAGTTACGAATTTAATTACATCTGATGCTGAAGTGGAATACATATATTTCCATTCATATCCATCTGATTCTGTTGGTGTTGCAAGTGTAGTATGATCTGGTTTTACAGTTGATGCTGTGTTACCATCATTATTTAAACACTTATAAACATTGTAATCATCAGTCACAACATAATATGTAGAAGAATACAAAGATGTAGCTCCACTATTTGCTGCGTTTGATGAACTATAGTTATGACGATATTCGTCATAGGTTGTTCCGCTTGTCCAATCCCTTCTTACAATGGCATGTGATACATCAGTTGTAGCGATCTTCTTCATGGCCACCATATTTCGATACGCGTCAAATTCATCATTTGGGTTATCTACGGGAGTTGGCGGACTAGAATCGTCTGTCCAAGCGTGTCCTCTACCGATGAATGAATAAGCTACAGAATGTGACTCTGTTACATCTTCGATAAACTGTTTCGCGTTGTTCAAACGAAATTTTTCAGTTATTATTGCTGCCATTGTTTTTACCCTTGGTTTTTTATTAAGTTATTATAGTTATTTATATCAGTTATCCTGTTTGAATTACAGCTGAATGATTTAAATTTGTCCTTCTTCCGAATTCTCTTTCTAAATTACTTACAAATCTATTCGGATATATAGTACTTATGTCACTAATCCTAAGTCCTTCTGCAGGAGACTCTTGTAGCATATGCTCTCCAGTCTCTAACATTATGTCATCAGTATTACCTTCTTGTTGTACTTTCTTCATCATACTGTAATTTTCAGTAAACATCATATTCCCTAAATCACCTATACTTGGTCCTGATTGATTTGATTCTTTCTGACCAACCATAAGTGCTTGTTCGTGAAGTAATGGTAAACTATCTGTTTCATCAATTAGTTTTACACCTTCTACTTCACTTATTATATTGAATGAACCAACCTGAGTTGAATCTTCACTTACAAAATAATATGTTTCGTCTACTACTGTAGCATCTTCGCACATTAAATTTGTATCATCTTCTAATATTACGGCTCCACCTTGAGAGAAATCTTCTCCCAAGACTTGACCATGATCAGGTTCCATCACTATTGGTTCCTGATTTTCAGAGACTATTTGCTCCGAAAGAAAATTCGTTGTTTCAAATAATTTTTGTCCTGCTGGTCTATGACCCCAACTAACACCAACAGAATTATCTGTTACTGTTGTATTCCATGCTGAATCTATTCTTAATGCTGTCCCATTACTATTATTTGCTGTTGTATTTGATCCTTCTGTTCTTGTATTCTGTGTATTTAAAGTTCGTAGCTGTGCTACAGAAGCTGAATATGCTCTTCCTCTTTGTGTCGTTGCTTGTGTAAATAAAGGAGATGAAATTATATTGACTTTTCTTTGTCTCATCTCTGAATCGTATGTCTCATTTGGATCGTTTGCTGTTAATACTCTACCTCTACCTTGGAATCCTGATATGTAGTTAGTATGGTTGTATGCAGCTCCACCACCTTCTACACCATTACTTATTTTTTGATTAGCTGATATTAATGCTGTGTCTGCAGTAATAGAAGCTGGGTCTTGTTTAGTTATAATATCTTCTGGTGTCCAATGAAGTTCTATTGATGTTGCTGTAAAGTAATTTGTAGTAGCTGTTACATTTTGAATAATTTCTGTTCCAGAAAATTCTGAACCCTTTTGTCCAATGTCGTGAAAATCTCTATGAATTATAATATACTTATTTGTTGTATCATGTTTTACTACTACACCTAATGCAGTTGAAGTTGCACCTCTTACTTTAGTTCCTACAGCTAATGCATTATTTAATGTTCCATATGATATCTTATGTTGATTCCAATGTGGAGATATATCTAATTCTTTAGTTACTTTATTTCCTTTAGCTCTACCTTCAGCTGTTAATACCCTTTCATAGAAATCTCTATCTGTTTCTACTATTGGGTCAACAACATCTGGTATATAAATTCTTTGGCCAGAAGATTGATCTTTAATATTGTGTGAACTATGATTAGCTGCTGTTGTATCTGTACATATCCATCTTTGAGTTGAAATTACACCAGAGTCATCTTCTAATTCTATACGACCCATACCTGCACCAAAGACATCATCTTCTATACCTACTGTTGCAGTTTCTAATTCAATATCTGCTAAATCTATTTTAGAACCAATAATTAATGTTGGTATAAATGATCTTGAAGTTTGAGTTGAATCAAAGAATTGACTTCCACCTAATCTTCCACCAGTTTCATCTGGTGTTGAAATTCCTCTCGCGCCATACATACTTCCCGTTGCATCTATTCTATTTCTTATAGATACTTCTCCAAACATGATTGTTCCGGCTGGAGATAATAATGATTTAACTAAACTTCTATATTCATTAATACTTTTACCAACTTTAATTTTATATGAGAAGTCTTGATATTGAGAACTGTCATGTATTCTCATAGAAGTTACTGAAGGAAATCCTGTGTCATTAGTATAATTTCCATCATACAATGCTGTACCACTTAATTTACCTCTAGCAGTACATGGGTTGATCTTACCAATTATAAAATTCTTACTATCGCTTGTTGTGACATAATCTCCGTCATTAAAAATACCTTTAACATCTTTTAATGTAACTATATTTAAATCACCATCAAATTTATCTATTGTTGCTGTAGCTCCTGTTAGATTAGCTGTAACTGTTGTTGTAGCAGTTGGTGTATTTGACATATCTTTAATAACTGCATGTTGTTTATAGTTACCAATACCACCTTGAACAAAGTTATGTCCAACATCTTGCATCTTCAATTTCTTAACTGAACCAATGTTATCTCCATAAGCCCATAGTTTAGCTGCTGAACCAGCTGTAACATTTGTCTGTAAGATTGTACAAACTGAACTTGATGTACCACCTGTTACTGTTCCTGTAGGAACTCCAGCTGGGTCTGTTGGTCTTTTATAAACTAATACTCGTTTCTTTTCTAGGTCATGTTTTACTACTACAACTGTTTTACTATTTGTTGAAGTTAAAACTTCTCCAACAGAAAATTCTGTTCCTGTTGTCATAGTATCATAGTAAATAAATCCACCCATAAAGACTTTAGGTAATGATTTATAGTTTTCACCTGGATGCGTTATTTGTATTCTTGAAATTGTACCATCACTTTCTTGAGTTAAATAATTGTTATTCGGATGGCCTGATTGATAATGTGGATTTGGATTGTCTGCATCTTCAAGTCTTATACCTTGAAAGGCTGCATAGACTTCAACTAGATCATTAGCTGATGCACCTGATGTTAAAGTTATTTTACCACCAGATTGATCTGTAGTGAATTGTGTTTCTCTTGTTTTTTCTGTTCCGTTGACATATACTTTTACTTTTCTAGGATCAAATCCCATAATAAGACCAGCATTATCTCTACCTGAGAAAACTGTTTGACTAGCTGTTGCTGTATATGAATAAATTGTATGTTCGTTTAATGTGCCTGCTTCTAATGATACAAATGCTCTGATTGTTTTTACTTGTGCCTCAGCATTTTCACCTTCTGTACCTGAATTAACAAATACTAATTGATCTCCTTCTGCATATCCAGAACCTGCATCGTCAATAATTATATCAGTAATCCCACCTCTACCAATTCCACCAATAACATTAATTGATTGTGTAGCTACTCCACCAACTGGAGTTTTATAATTGAAAGTATCTGATTCAGAATATAATGAACCTAGAGATGCTTGTTCTTGATACATACCTCCACCAAATCTTCTAGTGGCTGGACCTGTACTCCATAATGGATCAAGAGATGCATCATATAAATCTGTTTGTTCGTTTATTAAAGCATAGTCTGAAACTAAATTACCATTAATATCATAACTTGATTCTTCTGTTAATAATATTCCTGTCCCTGTTCCTGTTTCTAATCCAAATGCTCTAGCTTGATATGATTCTCCACCTAATGCATGTTCAAATATAAGCTTACTTTCATCTTCCATTAAAATAGTAGTTGCATCTTGATTTAAAATGTAGATAGGAGTATAATCTTCTAGACGAATAACATCTTCATTATCTCCTCTAACACCATCTTCTAATCCGACATAAATACTAGATTCATCCGGGTCAATATCACTCATTACTCCTCGAACTGTTGCTGTAGCATCAATTCTAAATCCATCTCTATCAGAAATAATAACTGAATCACCAGGAGAAAATGTTCCTGTGAAGGGAGTCACTAGTTCTAATTCATAAGCGTTCGTACTATCATTGGTTGCACTCATTCCCGATGCATCGTTAATATATGCTTGAGTTGTAATAGTAGAACCTGTGTATTTTTTGATTGAACCTCTTTTGTATTTTGTTATATCGTATGTACTGTATAATCTCATTACAGTAGGTTCGGAGAATTCTGATTCAGAAGGCTTTACAACATTGTCGCCAGGAAAAACTACCTCGGCTTCTTCTCCATAAAGTATTCTGAATAAAAACTCGTATGATTCTTTTGTACCTTTAGATAGATACAATTCTTTAACATGCTTTTGTAATAATCGTTTATTAGCTAATACATCTCTATCAATGAATGGCATAAAGTCTCGTCTAAAGTACTCTATGAAATCTCCTGATGTCTTATCAACATCGGCATATGATAACAGATTATTAGCAGCATGTAAAGGACTAGCTTTGAAACTAGCTACCTTTGCTTCCATTCCAGAAGTCATTCCTGTTATAGTTTCATCTATATCAAATTGAGATTCTGAAAATTGTTCTATATAAAGGTTAGAACTATTACCTATGACATCAATTCTTCCTACAGCACCTGTAGAAGCGCCTACAACATATTCATCTTTTTCAAAAGATGTTTTTGCTATTATTGGTTCATCTTGAGTATCAACATCATGTTCATAATTAAATCTAGCACTGGTTATTGAAGATGGAGCGTAAGTTCCTGACTCTTGTAACATATTGCCTCTCTGGCCGTCTGTATTAAAAGCCTCTCCCGCTACTGTTCCATCTTCTAAACCAATGTAATCAATGTCTGCTGCATCTTTATAGATCAGTTGTCCTTTTTCTAAAAACTCAAAATAAGCTTTTATAAAGGATACAAACCGAGGTCCATCTGTCTGATAAAACTCAGGTAGAAGTTCCTCGATTTGATCTGCAACTCTATCGTAAAAAATAGGCATGACTTAATTAATTACGCTACTGCAACTCCGTTGCCAGCAACTAATACCCAATTTGTACCATTAAAGTACATAATTGCGGCATCACCAACTGCATCGAAAGTTAATGTAGTACCATTTGCGAAATTAGCAGGCGTTACTACACTTGTTTGTCCAGAAGAAGCTTCTGTTTTTGTGTAAAGAATCTTTACTTGACCTGTAGTACCATTAGCTAATGTTACAGCATTATTACCAGAGTTATCAGTATTAGTTACAAAAGCTGTAACTGCACTAGTAACATTGGCTGCACCTGCACCTGTTAAAGTTTGTTCTGCCTGTGCGAATGCTAGGAATGTAGGAATGTAATTTAATACATTAGCGACTGAAACCTTTTTATTTACTGGAGTACCAGAAGGATCATCAATCACATGCAATAAATCTTCTGCTGCGATTCCTGTGCTTAAATCCGTAAGCGCGGTTATTTTTTTATCTGCCATTTTAGTTTCCTCTTAAATAAGCATTTTTAAAACCCTCACCATGAGGGAATTCTACTCCATGCATATACATGGATCATAGTTTAGGAGTAACTAGATGAGGTTGTATAACCAACTCCAGCACTCGTTTCACCACTAGCAACTGTATCTGCTACACCCGTAACAGAAATCTCGGCTGCTGTGATATCCAACAATTGGTTCCGAACTGAAATGACATCATTTGAGTTTGGAATAATTGTGAAATCTATTGTATTATCAGTATTAGATGTTGAACCCAATGTTAATGAATTTACACTAATCTTACCTGATGAATATGTTATTGTTCCAGCTGTATTATCTTTATAGACTCTAGTTGAACCTGATAAGTAATATCGTCTTACATTACCAGAACCATCATCATCAAAATAATATTCTGTATTTACATCACCTGAAACATAAAAACCTGTTGTCGTTAAAATACCACCAGATGCTTTATTGTGATCAGCATGTGGATTATAAATTGCATTACCAAAATCTAAAGTCATACTAGATGCAGTGCCATCAACTGTTGCACTGAAATTCTTTCTCAACTTAATAGTTGTAATGTTTGAAAGAACTGATGTTTCAACTGAATCTATTTTATTTGTCATTGGTGAATGTCTAAACAATGTATCAAAACCTGATAAATTGTCATTGTCGTAAGCTATGATAGCTGCTCTAACTAATGTTTCTAAAGCAGATTTAGTAAGAGATGTCTTTGAAGGATCATATTTAAAATTAGTTGATACTAATATTTGTAGTATCTCTGAATCAATTACTTGTGGTCTAACTGTTAGAACGCTTAGCTTACTTAAATCATTTTTTAATTGTGTCTTTTCAGCTGTTGTTAAATTGTTTGAATATTGAGAAGGTTTAATAGAACAAAATACTTTACCATATTGTATAGGGTCTGCATCTTCTCCACCCCATACAGCTATTGAATCTGCTCCGGGATATAAGTCTTGTAATTTGGCTTTATAATCTTGAACTGTAACTAATCTATTTTGTGAAGTATAAAACTTCGAAGCTGAGAATTTAATTTGATCTGATGTTTCAATATCTTTACCACCTGATGCACTGATTGTATTTGTAAATGTTACATCTGAATTTCCATTAATAGATGTAGCCATTGAAAAAACTTTAGCTCCGTTAGCATGAGAATTGTCAGTTACTAAATAAGATATAGAAATCTCATCACTATCTATTGGTTCTTTACCAATTACACCATCTCCGAAATATATTTCAAATAAGCCATCATCATTTTCTTGTAAATAAAATACAGTTGAAGTTGTTGTAATACCAGTTAAGTCTCCAGCTCTACTCCAAGCTGTTACTGTATTATTTGAAGTAACATTAATTTTAATTGTTGATGTGTCTACATTAGTATTTAATATTGGAAATCTTTGATTAGCTATTTGACTATTGTATCTATAAACATCAGTAGCTAATCTACCCTGATATATATTTAATTCATCAAATCTAAATGCACCACTTGTTGGTGTAATTGTTTCATCATCTAATGCTATAAATGTATATGATGTTCCGTCATAAACAGTTGTAAATTCATGGCCTCTATTGATGGTTAAATTATCAGGTGTTTCACTACCTATTGTTGGATTATTAACTGTTAAATCAAAAGAAGCTTTAGCTGCTGTTCGTGAAGAAGGAGTATATCCTAATTCTTTAGCTCTTGATACAACATTCTTTCGGATTTGTGCTGTGTCTAAAAACATTTCAGATGCTATCATGTTAGCATTGAATGCTGAAGTATGAGCAGAGTATGCTAGTAAATCTATAAGTATAGATAAATTAGAACCTTGAAAATTATAATCTTTTAAAACTGTTTGTCCTTGTAGGTATTCTTTTAAACTTGATTCTACTTGTTCAAAGTCTAAATCTGTTATATTAATGTTTGAACTTTTTATTGTTGCCATTATCTTACTCTCTCTAATATTAGGTCTAATGAATGTGGTTCGGGACTATTACCAATTTGAAACATAATTGTAACATCTAATTCATGTCCATTTGCAGATGTCATTATATTTGTAAAACTAGCCCTAGGCTCAAATGCGTTTAATAAAGTTTTAATTTCTTCTTCTAATACCAATATATCTGTATTATCTAATTCAAATAACATACCCCTAAGGTTGACACCAAGGCCTGGTTTAAAGGGTCTTTCGTAATGATTAGTTGATACTAAATTTCTAACTGCCCTTTTGATTGAATTTAAATCATATTTTAAAACTACATCTCCTGTTGTTGGATGATTCTTCATATTTATATCAATATCGGTGAACCACCTTCGTGCCACTCTTGATGCTTTATTTTTACTATTAAATTGAGCCATACTACTATTTATGTCGCTGGAAGAGGTGAAACTACCTTGTTTTCAACTTCTTTAATGTGATCTGAAAAACTTAAATCAATACTCTTTGGAAATCCTATTATTCCTAGGAAAGTACAAAAATCACAACCTATCCATTGTGTTAATGCACCTAAACCAATAGCATCAAAAAAAGATGTTACTGTTTCCATCCATTTTCTAAGTAAATAGAATTGCCAGTTATCTTTAAACCTTCCTATTTCTTCACATATTCTTTTCTTCTTTAAAGCTAAACATTCAACTGGATCATCAATAGGTCCACCTATTAAACTCATTACATCAAAGCCTGCTATTGAAAGTCCTTCTAATCCTTCAGTCATTGCACCACCCATTTTATCGAATGCTGCTATTTTAGCATTAGCTAAATCCTCACCTGTTAATTCTCCTGCATCTAAAGCTTCTATCTCTGCTGTAAACTTTGCTTTCTCTGCATCTACAATAGCTGCAATCATAGCCCCTACATCTAAACTTAATGGAATTGGTAAGTCAGGTAAACCTAAAGCCTCCCATATTTCATCAAACATACTTATCAAACCTGCAAATGCATCAAACAACATTCCTACTCCAAGTCCACTCATTTTAGATTCAAGAAAAGCTATTATAGCTTGACCTTTTAATTCTGAAATTTCAAAACCTTCTTCTCCACCAAATGACTGCCATTCAGGTGGAAGTACTGCATACAACGGGTCTATAATACTACCCTTTAATTTATTCACTTCATCCATAAACTCATCACCTAAAACTTCAGGATCAAGAGCGGCTATCTGTGCTTTGATATCTTCACCGTTACCTGTTAAGTCAGCTACTAACTTACTTTTATAATCTTCGTCAATAACAAATTTAACTATATCTACATTGATTCCAAGTGGAGGAACAGGGACTTCAACTTCTATTGGAAAAACTGTCGTTATAATTTCTATCATCTTAACTTGAAGAAAGATTGGAAATTTCTGAAAGAGTTTATCTATACCAATTTCAGCTCTTAAATCTGGCCAATCAATACTCTCAAAATTAGGAGCATCTATTACATCTAAAATAGTTTCAACTACTTCTTTTAACTTGTCTACTTCTTCTGTTAATTTATCAGCTTCATCTTGAGCCATTGTTGCTGCTTGCGCATGCATCTGAGCTCCAATTTGAGCTGGAAGTGCCGCAAGAGTTTTAGTCAAGTTCTTCATGTTTGCAGGAGTTGGTAGCATTACTGCTGGACACTCCATAGGTGGAACTTCAACTACTGCGACTTCTGTACTCATTATTGTATTTTAACTTTCTTAACTGCTTTCATTACAACATCTTTCAAAGCTGTTATTTTTGTCGCTCCTGATGAAATTATATCAGTAGCACCTTCAGATACAATTTTTGCTGCCTCTTTAGCTAAGATATCAACTTTTGTATCAGCCTGAATTCTTACTTTACCACCTTTTCCTACACTACGACAATTAATATTCTCAGCCTGTAAATTCATATCTTGTTCTGGAGCAGCTAGGATATGTATTTCGCCTTTATTATTAATTTCTATTCGTGCACCCGATCTATGGAATACATTAATCCGTTCATAATCTGGTGTATCATCTATTTCAATTACATGGCCAGATTCAGATTCGTAAACATGATTGAATGGATACATTGGTTTTACCCAATCTAATCTTTTTTCTTTTCCACTACGACCTTGATATAAAGTTTTTCCAAAACCACCTGCTTCAATAACATCATTTGGATATGAGTCCTTTACAGGAGTTGGATTTCCAGTTAAACCTAAAGGACCTGCAAGATGGTCTGTAGCTCTTGCTAATAAATTAACTGATGATGTATCATAATAACTTTCTTTTGGATATAATACACCTTTACTTTCTCCATCTCGTCTAGGAGATTTGTCTAACCCTAATGTTAGTCCATAACTTCTTTGAATATGTTCTGGATTTGGTCCGTCAGGTGTTCCTTTATAAGATGATGCAGAATCCAATCGTGGATCGTTAAATCCTTCTGTTGGTTTCCTATCTACTTTTGTATAATTTCTTGTACCCTTATCATCTATTTTTTCATCTACTCTTGAAAACTTTCCTGGAATTCCAATAAGAGAACCCATAATTATAGGATCCTGTTGTGAACCTTTATCTCTATAAAAACCAATTACAAAAGAACCTTCAACAAGACCATGTGTTGTTGTACCAAGTCCAGATAATGATGGAGATGTTACTGGCATCATAACTTCACACCATGGTAAATCAGCTGTAGCTATCAGTTGTTTATCGTGTGTATGAGCTCCGAATATTCGAACACGAACTCGATTTAAAAACATTGGATCAGTTCTATCTTCAATAATCCCTGTAAACCATTCAAATCCATCTCTACCTTGATACATATTAACCTTCCTCTATTCTTTCAGCTAGTTCTGGTGCCCAAGTTTCAAGTTGATTAATAAGAGAATCTTTAATACACTTAACATTTACCTTACATTGATCTAATGATAGCTCCCACATAATATCAGTTATTAAATGTTTACCACTATTAAAGGCTGAATCTTCTTTTTTAGCTCCAGGTCTTACTGCATCTATTTCTAAATTAATTAAAGTACCTGTAGTAATATCAGTTCGACAAGGTAATAATAAATTCATTGTTGAATACTTTAATAATTGAGGTACAGCCTGTCTTAATTGGGCTGAACCTAAATGTGCGTTATGACTAGCTTGATTAATTTTATTACCTTCATCATTTACAAAATGTCTATCACTTACTAATAATTGATTTGCTTCTCCATAATCACCCATACTTTTATATTCAGCATAAGTACCTTGAACTAAATCACTTGTATCATCTTGAGATGCAGCTTCTCCAATATGCATTACTTCATCAGTTGTTCTAACTAATGGGTGATCATTCATAGCCATATCTTTACCAGCATAAAATTTATCTAAATAATTATATGACCTTTCTGAAAGATATTGATAAGTATTATCAACAGTTAATTGTTTTGAACTAAATAATCCTTGTACAATTCCTTCTAAAATATTAGCTGTTGAACCAATACTATAATTTATGATTCTTCTACCCATACCCATAGCACCAGGTTTAACTTGATCCCATGGAATTTTTTGAGGGTCATCTGAACCCACAGTTGTATAAACAAAAGGATCACCATTTAAATAATCAATTTCCATCATACTTGCTAATGATTGTATTCTAAATCCTGTGTTAGCTGTTTGATAAAAGAAAAAAGAATCTTGTAGACCACTTTGTGAATCGACTCCTTGTGCTTGACCGACTAACCAATTAATAGCATAATTAACACTCCAATTTGGAATGACTACTTGATAATTGTCTCCTTGTGATTTTTCTCTGATTTCAAAATAGGGAGTAAGCTTACCGCCTTCTCCATCTGTAATCTCTATTCCCAAATGATCTTTAGCTAACTTACCTGCTATGTTAGTCATTGAACCTTTAATGGCTTGACTAACTCTAATTCGTTTTGATTGAACAAATTCTGGTGAACAAAACTTTAAATTATAGATTATAGTATTTTGTCCAGCTCTTTGAATTTGGCCTACCTTATAAATACGAAAAACTTGATCTATTATATCTTCATCATGTATTTCATCTTCTGCTCCAAACGGAGCTTTAAATCTTACTCTTAAAGTTTCCTGTCCGGCTATTCTAGCATTCTCTAATAGGCCTGTTGCATCAGCTATAGCTATCTCACCTAGTAAAAAATTTTGTTTAATTGATTCATGTATTTTAACACCAAGAAAAATTTTACGAAGGTCAAAACCTTCTCCTTCATTATTAACAAGGGTTAAAACTTCTAATTCATAACTAAATGGTTTTGAGCTATCAGCTACAGCCATAATTAATCTCTCACTAAATTTTTAAATTCTTTAATCACTCTACTAACATAAGCAGATTGAATATATCTTATTTCATGTTTATCTTCATTCACTTCTCTTTCATAACTTAAATTTGATACAGCTGTATTTCCTGTTGATACTGTTGTTCTGAAATCGTTAGAATCTGTATAATGATGAATTGCATTCTGTTCACTTACAACA